AACGCTCAACCTGTACCCCGGCAACGCCACGGCGTTTAGCGGCACGCCCGAGGACAAGATGATGCGGGCGCAGTTTGGCAAGCCCCTGCGCTCGCGCCCGTCTGACCGCAAGAAGGTCAAGTGGCTCAAGATCAACGGCTACGAGGTGCTGGAGCGGTCCGACTGGGCCGGCTCGCACATTCCGGTGATCCGCTGCGTGGGCAACGAGTTTGAGGTTGAGGGCCGGCTATACGTCAGCGGCCTCGTGCGTAACGCCAAAGACGCGCAGCGCATGTACAACTACTGGACCAGCCAAGAGGCCGAGATGCTGGCGCTGGCCCCCAAGGCGCCGTTCATCGGCTACGGCGGTCAGTTCGAGGGTTACGAGATGCAGTGGAAGACTGCAAACACCCAGAACTGGCCCTACCTTGAGGTCAATCCAGACGTTACAGACGGCGCAGGAGCCGTTTTGCCGTTGCCCCAGCGGGCTGCCCCACCGCTGCCCCAAACCGGCCTCATACAGGCCAAAATGGGCGCTGCTGACGACATCAAGTCGGTCACTGGGCAGTACAACGCAGCCTTGGGTCAGACATCGAACGAGCGGTCGGGCAGGGCTATTTTGGCCCGGCAAAAGGAGTCGGACACTGGCACTTACCACTATGTTGACAACTACGCCCGGTTCATCCGCTACATCGGCCGTCAGTTGATCGACCTGATCCCGAAAATCTACGACACGCAGCGCATCGCCCGGATCGTCGGCGAGGACGGCGAGTCCAAGATGATCAAGATCAACCCGATGCAGCCCGAGCCGGTCAAGAAAATCCGCAACGAGCAGGGCATCGTGGTGGACAAAATCTACAACCCCGGCGTCGGCAAGTACGACGTGATGGTAATTACCGGGCCCGGCTTTGCCACCAAGCGTCAGGAGTCGCTGGAGGCGATGGCTCAACTGCTGCAAGGCAACCCGGACCTCTGGCGCGTGGCTGGCGACCTGTTCGTCAAGAACATGGACTGGCCGGGCGCTCAGGAGATGTCTCAGCGGTTTGCCAAGGTCATCGACCCGGCGATCATCGGCGACGACGAGGACAATCCGGCGCTGGCTGCGGCCAAGCAGCAGATGGAGGCCATGAACCAAGAGATGCAGCAGATGGCCGGAATGCTCCAAAACGTGCAAAAGTCGATGGAGGCCCGCGACCTGTCAATCAAGGAGTTCGAGGCCGAGATCAAGGCGTACCAGGCTGAGACGCAGCGCATCAGTGCGGTGCAAGCCGGCATGACCGAGCAGCAGATTCAGGATATCGCTATGGGCGTCGTGGCGGCTGCGATGGAGAGCAACAACCTGAATTCGCAGATGCCGGAGATGCAGCCAGAGATGATGGAGCAGCCCCCGATGATGCCACCTGAAGGAGCCATGCAATGAGCACCGCAGCAGACTTCATGGGTCTCTTGTTCTTGGCCCGCGACGTGGCCCACTCGGTGCATTTGAACACGCGCAGCTACTCTAAGCACCAAGCGCTCAACATCTTCTATGATCGCATCATCGGCGCGGCTGACGACTTTGCCGAGACGTACCAAGGTCGTCACGGGTTGATTGGGCCGATTACCCTACACTCGGCCAAGAAGACGACCAACATCACCGAGTTCCTTGAGGCATCGCTGGCCGAGGTTGAGGAGATGCGCTACAAGGTGGCAAAAAAAGAAGACTCAACATTGCAGCAGTTGATTGATAATATCGTCGAGATATATCTGCGAACGCTGTATAAGCTCAAATTCCTGGCCTAAGGAGATTATTTTGGAACTTCTCAACCCGATGAGCCAAGCGGATTTTCCCGCTTACTCCGCAACTGCCGGCGCTACTGCGGGCAACACGACTGCATGGGGCGCTGGTCCTCAAGGTGTGATGGTTTGGTCTGACCAGCCCTGTTACGTCCAGGTGGGCGTGGGGGCCGTGGCTACCAGCGCCAGCACCCCGATCCCTGCCTTCACGCCCATCCCGTTTGTTGTGCCGCTGAACACGACTGGCGCCCCCTGGCGCGTCAGTGTGCTGCGGATCGGCAGCACCGACGGCACCGCGTACGCCAAACCTATTAACAAGCAATGAGCTTCGGTGTAGCCTTTCGCAACGCCGTTGGCCTTGGGCTGGGCGGCATTATCTCGCTGTTTGGCGGGCGTGGGAGCGAGCAGGCCCAAGGTAATCTTCTTTGTGAAAACGGTGACCACCTCGTGCAAGAGGACGGCGGTTTGATTTTGTTGGAGTGATTTAAATGGCCGTTTATCTTTCTCCTATTGGCGGCGCTGGCTGGCAGTTTTTTGATAACAGCGGTAATCCGCTTACAGGGGGTAGGTTGTACACCTATGCTGCGGGCACAACCACCCCTCAAACTACATACACCACATTTGCAGGTAATGTGGCGCACACCAATCCAATCGTGCTTGACTCGGCTGGTCGAATACCTAGCGGCGGCGAAGTTTGGCTAACGCAAAACATTAGCTATAAGTTTGTTTTACGTACAAGCGCTGACGTTTTAATTGCCACATACGACAACATTAGCGCAGTTGCGTTGCCAATAGATTCTAGCGATATTATTTACGATGCACCCTTTACAGGGTCTGTAGTCACCACTGTTGAAAATAAATTATCACAAACAGTTAGTGTTAAAGATTTTGGGGCTGTGGGTGACGGGGTAACAAACGACACTGACGCATTTGCAGCCGCATCAGCATATATTTCATCTCAAGATGGGGGAACATTAATTATTCCACCTGGAGTGTATATTGTTGGTAAACAGACGTTTGCTGGTCAATTTGGTCTTGGATATGCGTATAGTCCATCACCAATAATTGAGATTAGTAATTGCACGCAGCCCGTCGTTATTCAGGGTAATGGCGCTGTACTGCGCCTAGTCAACGGTCTAAAATACGGATCGTTTAACCCAGTAACTGGCGCCGTTTTCAATCCGCCGCCATTCCCCCCAGCATTTCTTAACCCTGACTACAAAGCAGAGGCGGGATTTTTTATCAACATTGTAAGTTGCCGCAGTGTGACGATCACTGATCTTGAACTTGATGGAAACATCAACAACCAGATTATTGGTGGTGAGTGGGGCGGCCCTGGGCGACAGCTTGCGAATGGCGGTCTTCGTGACGAGCAGAACGAAAATGTTCTTGTTCAAAATTTTTACGCACACCATCACGGGCTTGACGGAATCATGTCGAAGTACACCGTTACTTCAACGACCGCAGATGCTTATCCGCACACTTTTGTAAACTGCCGGTTGAACTACAATGGCCGTCAAGGCATGTCGTGGATCGGCGGCAACAACATCACTATGATCAGTTGCGATATGTCGCACACCGGCAAGAACGGCGTTGTTTATACTGAACCAGGCGCTGGACTTGACATTGAGCCAGAATCTTCGCTTGGGTTTAATGGTACGTTTATTAACTGCCGGTTCTATGACAATGCTGGCGTTGGTATGATCGCTAGTGCTGGGCCGTCATCTGATTGCAATTTTTATGGTTGCCAGATGATTGGCACGACCAACTACTCTGGTTGGGTTCAATACCCAAGATTCAGTTTTCACGACTGCACAATTGTTGGCTCGTGGATTTGGCCGGGTGGTGATGCCACCAATCCTGAAGACGCATCCAAGTGGTATGGTTGCAAGTTTTACATGGACCCTGCTAAGTCGCCTAGCGGGGTGATATACGGAACTCGTATGGAATTTATTCCATCTGAGAACATTGTCTTTCAAAGCTGTACATTTTATGCAGCAAGCGGCTATACGCTTCCATTTTCTGATGGTGGTGTAGACGGAACGGTATACAACAACTGTACGTTTGAACAAGTTGGCGCAGGGACATTTTTTACTCGCGGTAATTTCTACGGGTACAACCTTATCACGCATTCTGGGACTTGGGGCGGCGCAACCGCCTCGACTGTTTTTGGCCGCTTATACGTCAACGGCGTTGAGCAAAGTCTAACGATGCCATCTGTGCTTAGTTTGCCGATGCTGTCTAACGACGGATTCGCTGGAAAAATTATTCGCGTGGTTTCTCATTTCGATCCTTTGGTATGGGCTGCCGGTGTCGGTGGAGCAATTCAAGGTGATATCGTTTTAAGTCCAACTCCAACTGCCGGTTCGTACGTTGGTAGTGTTTGCGTAACAGCAGGCAATCCGGGTACTTGGAAACTATTTGGCGAAATTCAACCTTAAGGAATAAATCATGGCCGATCAAAAAATCTCTGCTTTATCTTCTGCCTCTACACCTCTTGCGGGCACCGAAGTATTACCAATCGTTCAAAGCGCAAGTACAGTAAAAGTTGCAGTAAATGATTTAACGGTTAAAAATATTCGATCAAACGCTACTAGCGGGATTTTGCAAATTACTGGGACGGGGGCAAGCACAACCCGCGTAATGACTGTACCAGACGCTAATTTTAATGTTGCGATAACAAACACCGCGCAAACTTTTACTGGCGCGCAAACCTTCAGCAGCAACCCAGTAATAGACGGCGGCACCGCCAACGGTGTGGCATACCTCAACGCCAGCAAAGTGCTGACTACGGGATCATTGCTGGTGTTTGACGGAACAAATCTCGGCCTTGGCAATGCACCCAAGGCTTGGGCTGGCGCTGGAGCGTCTGCACTTCAGCGCGGAAGCACTTCGCTTTTTGAATATGGCACTCACAATAGTATTGTTGGTTCAAACTACTATTTTGATGGTTCAGCCAACAGATACATAAACAATGGAAAAGCCACCTATTATCAGCAGTTTGACGGCGGTCACACTTGGGTTACGGCTGCCGCTGGCAGTGCAAATGACCCATCTTCGTTTTCAACAACAATGGCGCTAAATGGTGCTGGTGATCTCACTATTAGCGGATCGACGGCGACCAAAGCCTCTGGAACAACTTGGGCCAACCCCTCTGACATTCGTTTGAAGAACAACGTCTCGCCCTACACGGGTGGATTAAACCAACTCCTTCAAATTCAAGTTAAGACATGGGAGTACAACGGGAAAGGTGGCACGCAGATTGGCGCAAAGGGTCTTGGTGTAATTGCTGACGAAGCGCTGCTAGTCATTCCAGACTCAGTTGATACTTACAGCGCCAAGCTGAACAAAGACGACAAGGAAAATACCGACATCAAGCGTTTTGATGCAACGGAAATCACTTGGTTGCTGGTCAACTCCGTAAAAGAACTTTCTGCAAAAATAAACATGTTGCAAATTGAACTTGATACACTTAAGACATAAAATATCCCCCTGTATCGGCCCAGTAGACCGAGGTTCCTTAGGAACGTGAAATGAACGACGAAAGTCAAACCTTAGCGGAAGTTGAATCCGCGCCAGCAGCCGAGGTGACGGCCACCACGGACACTGCACAAAACGCGCCGGAAGTAGCTGAGAGTCAACCCGAGCAGACGCCCGAGGAGAAGAAATTCACCCAGGCTGAACTCGACGAGAAGATCGGCAAACGCCTTGCCAGAGAGCAGCGCAAATGGGAACGTGAGCAGCAGGCTAAACTTGCCCAACCGCAAGCGCCAAGAGAAGTCCCGCCTATCGAGCATTTCGAGTCTCCTGATGCCTACGCGGAAGCGTTGGCCGTCAAAAAGGCTGAAGAACTGCTCGCGCAGCGTGAGTTCCAACGGCAGCAGGCTGAGATTAACGACGCTTACCACGACCGTGAGGAAGAGGCCAGGGCCAAGTACGACGACTTTGAACAAGTCGCCTACAACCCGCAGCTTCGAGTCACTGACGTGATGGCCGAGACAATCAAGGCGTCCGACATGGGGCCGGACCTAGCCTACTGGCTGGGAACCAACCCGAAGGAAGCTGATCGCATTTCCCGCTTGGCACCTCTTTTGCAGGCCCGAGAGATTGGGAAGATTGAGGCCAAACTTGGCTCCAATCCTCTTGTGAAACCAACTACGTCTGCGCCTGCGCCTATTTCGCCTGTTACCGCACGCACCAGTGGAAGTTCGTCCTACGACACGACTGATCCTCGCTCGACGAAGACCATGACTGACTCGCAGTGGATTGAAGCTGAACGTGCCCGGCAGATGAAGAAGCTGCAAGCACAAATGAACCGCTAACTTTGAAAGGACCGCCGAAATGGCTAATAGCATTCTTACCATTGACATGATCACGCGGAAGGCTCTGGAGATTCTGGAGAACAACCTCGTGCTCACCCGTAACGTAAACCGTCAGTACGACGACAGCTTTGCTGTTGAAGGTGCCAAGATCGGTTCTACCCTGCGTATCCGTCTGCCTGACCGCGCTCTGGTCACCGACGGCGCTGCCCTGCAAGTGCAGGATGACAACGAGCAGTTCACCACCCTGACTGTGGCTTCGCAGAAGCACATCGGCGTGAACTTCACGTCTGCCGAACTGACCATGCAGTTGGACGACTTTGCAGAGCGTGTGTTGAAACCTCGTATCAG